AAGCAACTTGTCAAGCGTGGTGAAAGCCTGAAGACTGAAGAAGTTGAAGATCTAGAAGAACTGTCAAAGAACACTCTTCATTCGTACATTGAAAAATCTGCTCAAGACGTTCATAACCAAGCTTACCGTGCCGGTAAGAAAGAAGGTGGTGAAGGTAAGTACGATTCGGGTAAGATTCTTAAGAGCTTAACACGCCAGGTAGGTATTTCACAAGCTACAAGAAAGCTTGCAGGCAAAGCAAAAGTTAATGTTAAGGAAGAAGCTGAAGAACTAGATGAGCTTTCGAATGATACACTTCGTAGTTATAGAATGAAAGCAAAGTCTATTGCTGATCATGGCGGTAAACAGCGTACTCAAGGCCGCGAACTGGCTGGTCGTAAGTCATACGGCGGTAGAATGGCCGGTATCGAAAAAGCTAAGGTTATGGCCAAGGAAGAAGCTGAGCTTGAAGAAAAGCTAAACATGGACAAGGCTTCCATGGGCGATGTTATTAAGGACTTCCAAAAGTCTGATGCTCCGCAGTTCAAGGGTAAGTCACAGGACAAGCGCCGTGTAATGGCAATTGCTGCTAAGCTCACTGCAGAACGCGGTGGCAAGCCACTTCGTAAGGAAGAAAAGCTAGCTGATCTTCTTGGCGATCTAACAGAAACACATCGTCGTACCATGCTTTCTGTTTTTGATAAATTAAATGAAGACAACCAAAAGAAGTTCCTAGAAGCTTGTGAAACCGAAGAAGGTATTGAACACATGCTCGACTTCGCAATTAGTCATAGAGGTGAATAATGGCCGTATCAATTATTTCAAATAAGAAGAATACTTCTGCCACTATTCACGTTTCGGTTGCTAACACTACCATTAAGGTATCAGGCAATAGCACAACCACAAACGTAGATGCGACTTCTACATGTCTTGCTGTAGACAATGAAGTTCTTTCAGGAGCTTACATTGCTCAGGTATACTGGGGTATTGATCCAAACGGTTATGCAGTACTCAAGCGCGGTACAACTCCAGTTGCTATCTACGATTCGACGGGTTATAAGGACTATGCCGGCTGTGGTATGGCTCTGACCGTGGGCCAGACAGCAAATCTTACCGTAGAGTTTGTCGGAACTGCAAATGGTTATGTTCTTATGGAAGTCCAGAAGGTCGGTACCTTTATCTCAGAATATAATAACACGTAAGGTAAAAAGATGAAGCTCATTACAGAAGTCTTTGAAGACCTAAGAACAATTACCGAAGCTCGCGAAGACGGTAAGAAGAACGTATACATCGAGGGTGTGTTCCTTCAGGGTGGCATCAAGAACCGCAACGGACGTATGTATCCAGTTGAGACTCTTGCCAAGGAAGTAGAACGCTACAACGAATCATACGTAAAGTCGGGTAGAGCTCTTGGTGAACTTGGTCACCCAGAAGGTCCACAGATTAATCTCGATCGAGTTTCTCACCTGATCACCAATCTTCGCCAAGAAGGTAATAACTTCATTGGTAAAGCTAAGCTAATGGATACACCATTCGGTAACATCGCCAAGGGCCTTGTTGGTGAAGGTGTAAAGCTTGGTGTTTCTTCTCGTGGTATGGGCTCTCTGAAACTCAACAAGGAAGGAATCAATGAAGTACAAGACGATTTCTATCTAGCTACTGCAGCCGACATCGTAGCAGATCCTTCTGCTCCGGATGCCTTTGTTAATGGTATCATGGAAGGTGTAGAATGGATCTGGGAAAATGATCTGCTAATCGCAAAGAAGACACAGGTTGTTGAACAGACAGTAGCTACAATTGAAAAAGCGGTATCTTCTAGAGAACTGGAAGCCAAGAAATTTAAGATCTTTGAGAATTTTCTCAACGAAATTTCGAAATCCTGAATAAAATAAATAAGTTAAATTCACTAAGGAGTGTAAAATGTCAGATAAGGAACTAACTGATATCGTTGAGAATGAAGACAATCTCGATGAATCGGCTGCTTCAGAAACTCTGAAGCCTAATCCAACTCGTGTTGAAATGCTAGCAACCATGACCTCGCTGATGGCTCAGCTGGGTAAGGAAGACCTATCACATTTCTTCAACGACTCAATTAAGAAGTACAGCCCAGACGGTGTTCCTTCGGCAACAGCTCCAGGTGGTGGACCAGCTCTTGGTCAGATGCCAGCTGCGACACTCGGTGCTATGAAGGAAGACGTTGCTGAGATGTTTGAAGGCGACGACCTTTCGGAAGAGTTCAAGGATCGTGCATCAACAATCTTTGAAGCCGCTGTAGCAGCTCGTGCGAACCTCGAAGCAGTTCGCCTCGAAGAAGAATTTGCAACTAAGCTTGATGAAGCTGTAGTTGCTGTCAAGGAAGAAGTTACCGAGAAGGTCGACCAATACCTTGACTACGTAGTAGAGCAATGGATCGAAGACAACAAGCTTGCTATCGAGTCTTCAATCCGCGCACAGGTAACGGAAGACTTCATGGAAGGTCTACGTAACCTGTTTGCTGAAAACTACATTAATGTGCCTGACGAAAAGCTTGACGTTCTTGGTGAACTGCAGGCTCAGATCGAAGATCTCGAAGGCAAGCTTGATGAGTCGATCAATCAGCAACTTGAACTTCAGTCGGTAATCGATGAAGCTACCAAGGAAGCTACATTCGACGAGGTGAGCGAAGGTCTAGCAGCCACTCAGGTTGAAAAGCTTCGTACTCTAGCAGAAGGCCTTGAATTCGGCGATGCTGAAACATATGCCAAGAAGCTACACATCATCAAGGACAAGTACTTCTCAGAGAAGAAGGAAGTCACATCAACCGGTGTCGTTACTGAAGAAGCCGAAGACGGTGTTGATCGTACTGTAGAAGTACCAGCACATATGGCTCACTACGTAAGCGCTATTTCAAGAAACGTAAAGTAATAAATAAAATACCAAATACCCAGAAAGGTAAAGGGAGAATAAAATGTTAGCTGAGGAACTACAAAACAAGTGGAAGCCAGTGCTTGAGCACACTGATCTCCCAGAGATCGGTAACGCACACAAGCGCTACGTAACCGCACAGATTCTAGAAAACACCGAAGCAGCTCTTCGTGAGTCGGCTGCACAGGGTGGTGCACAACAACTTCTTGGTGAAGCCACACACGTTAACGTTGCTGGCAACGCTGCAAACTTCGACCCAGTACTTATCTCGCTGGTTCGTCGTTCGATGCCAAACCTGATCGCTTACGACATCTGCGGCGTTCAGCCAATGTCGGGCCCAACAGGTCTTATCTTCGCAATGCGTTCGAAGTATGCTAACTCAACCGCTCTTGGTGACGAAGCATTCTACGGCGAAGCAAACACTGGCCACGCTTCGCGTCTCGGCGCTGGCGTAAACGCTGCTAACACTGGTGCAGGTTCTGCAACAGCTGTTGGTGCTAACACAGTTGGTACAGCTCCAGGTGCTTCGAACAACGCAGGCAACTCGACCTATAACTACACAATGGGTCTTCTGCTTGGTTCGGGCGAACTTCTTGGTGCAAACAGCACTTACGTGTTCCCAGAAATGGGCTTCTCGATCGAGAAGGTAACTGTTGCTGCTAAGACACGCGCTCTGAAGGCAGAATACACTCTAGAACTTGCACAGGACCTGAAGGCAATTCACGGCCTTGACGCTGAAACAGAACTTTCAAACATTCTGTCAGCTGAAATCCTTGCAGAAATCAACCGTGAAGTTGTTCGCTCGATCATCATCACTGCTGAGCGCGGTGCTGCTGACGGTACAACAACTCAGGGCTTCTTCGATCTTGACACCGACTCAAACGGTCGTTGGATGGTTGAAAAGTTCAAGGGTCTTCTGTTCCAAATCGAACGCGAATGCAACCAGATTGCTAAGCAAACCCGTCGTGGTAAGGGTAACATCATCATCTGTTCGTCAGACGTAGCTTCTGCACTTCAGATGGCTGGTGTTCTGGATTACGCTCCAGCTCTTAACACAAACTCGCTGAACATTGACGACACAGGTAATACCTTCGCTGGTGTTATCAACGGTCGCATCAAGGTTTACATCGATCCATACGCTGGCACAAACTACCTGGTAGTTGGTTATAAGGGTTCGAACCCATATGACGCTGGTCTGTTCTACTGCCCATACGTTCCTCTACAGATGGTTCGTGCAGTTGATCCAGGCTCATTCCAGCCAAAGATCGGCTTCAAGACTCGCTACGGCATGGCTCCAAATCCATTCGCTAAGGGTACTGCAACTGCTGACGCAACTGCAACTCTTGAGCAGGATTCGAACAAGTACTACCGTCGCGTTCTTATCTCGAACCTTATGTAATCATAAGAGTTGGGACAAACCAACCGATACTGAGAGGGGACTTCGGTCCCCTCTCTTTTTTTATGTACATTATAAATAGATGTGGTATAATGAATTTAAGCATTCAAGGAATAATATGTCTGCTCTCAACGTTCCAGCAAATAAGAACTTCTTATCGCCTCTTGGGTTCAGGTTCAGTCTTACGCGTGCTCCAAACCTAAACTTTAACGTCCAAGATGCACGTATCCCAGGTCTGCAGTTGAGTCAGGCAGAGTCACCTACACCGTTCGTAACGATTCCTATCGCCAGCCATATCACATACAATCCGTTGTCGGTATCGTTCCGTGTGAGTGAGGATCTTGACGACTATCTTGAAATCCACAATTGGATGGTCGGCCTCGGCGCTCCGGAGAGCTTTGACCAGTACAAGGCGTTGAAGGCGGCCGAACCAGGAAATCCAAAGACTGTTTATTCGGATATCACTCTACTTATCACGAACAGTGCTATGAGACCGAATATTAGAGTAAAATTTATCGACGCGTTTCCGATCTCTATCGGAGATCTTCAGTTCAATACTACAGACACCGACGTCAACTATATGCAGTGCACGGTCGACTTTGAATATCTGAGATATACCGTCGATTTGGTCGAATAATTAGGTGTACTTAATTTACCAGCTGTGATATAAGGTTATTATGAAAATAGATGACATCTTTGCCGAATGGGAACAGGATTCCCGTATCGATCGTTCGGAGCTTGGAAACGAGGCGCTGAACATCCCGAAACTCCACCACAAATATTTTAAAATCTTTACGAACGAACGACTGCTTCTTCGTAAGTACGAAGCCGAACTCAAGCAACTGAAGTTGGCGAAGAACGAGTTCTTTACCATGGGCCCGACGGAGGAGACACATGCCAAGGGATGGAGACTTCCTCCCCAGGGTAAGATCCTTCGTTCAGACGTGAATAACTATATAGAGGCAGATCAAGAGGTTGTCGATATGACACTACGTATCGGTATCCAACAAGAAAAGATCGAGCTTCTTGAATCGATCATCAAATCCCTGACCGGACGCGGTTTCAACATCAAGGCTGCAATCGAGTGGGAGAAGTTTAAAGTTGGTATTTAATGAGTGATGTCCATCTGAAATACATCAACAGCGTACACATCAAGGTATGTGCAGATCCGTCGACCATCATGGAGTTGTCGGATCATTTCACATTCTATGCAGACAACTACAAGTGGCACCCGAAGTACAAGGCAAGGATGTGGGACGGTAAGATCCGTCTCCTGAACAACCTGTCCGGTACCATCTACGGTGGTCTTGCGCAGAAGATCAAGAAGTTCTGTGATGCACGCGACTATACACTGACGTTCGACGATGAGCTCATCTACTCAAACGTATCGGAGTACGAGCTGACGGAGTTCATCAAGACTCTGAACATTCCAGAGAAGTATCAGATTCGTGACTATCAGTTCAAGGCGATTCTGAAATGCATTCGCTCGGGTCGTAGAACTCTCGTCAGTCCTACGTCATCGGGTAAGTCTCTCATGATCTACATCATCATGAGATGGTATCAACAACACAAGGGCCTGATCATCGTTCCTACGATCGGTCTTGTCGGGCAGATGGAAAGTGACTTTAGAGATTATGGATACACTGGTAATATACATGTTAGCACTGGCGGTCTTAGCAAATCTAATGATATCGACTGTGACATTGTTATTACTACGTGGCAGTCTCTCAACAACGGCAAAACCAAGATGCCAAAGCAATGGTACGCCCAATTCGGGTGCGTGTTTGGAGATGAAGCTCACGGATGCAAGGCAACGAGCCTCATACAAATCCTATCAAGTCTCGAAAGCTGCAAATACCGCTTTGGTACAACAGGCACACTCGACGGCCAACCACTTAATGAAACTACGATCGAAGGACTCTTCGGACCACAGTACAGACCAACCACTACCGCACAGTTGATGAAGGATGGCCACGTTGCCAAACTCAAGATCAAGTGCATCATCTTGAAGTATCCGGAAGACGTGAAGAAACAGTTCCACACGCCGGTGAACAAGAAGAAGAAATCGTATCAGGATGAGATCGACTTCCTGGTAAACCACGAGAAACG